GTAGAAGCATCTTCTCCAGCAATTGTAATTGTGTTGTCTGTTACAGTTGTGTTGATTCCTTCGCCTGCGGCAAAAGTCAATGTATCTGTTAGAAGATTTACTGTGTCTGCTGTTCCAGACTCTGCGGCAATTGAAAGTGTTGTTGCTACTGTTGCGGTACCAGCGGCAGTCAAACGTCCTTGAGCATCTACTGTAAATGTAGGAATTGCTGTTGAGGATCCGTAAGAGCCTGCTGTTACTGCTGTGTTATCTAAATCTATTGTTGTTGTTCCAGCGGTGTCATTATATGTTGCTGATAATGCAACTCCGCCTAATACTGCTGACCCAATAACATCTTGAATAACTTCTGTGGAGCCAGACATTGGCATCCATGGTCCATTTGGTGATGTTAGTCCATTGTAGTAGTACATCGTGTTGTTTGATGTATCATAATAAATCTGTCCAGTTACAGGGGCAGAAGGTGCTGTGCTTAATCCCTGAATTCTAGCGTTCTGAAGTTCATTCTTATTAAGATTGATATCAGTTACAAATAATCTTGCCATTTTCTATTCTCCCTTAAGACAGGTATGCTGTCCCACCGAATGGTTGAGCCATTGTCAGTGTAATTTTATTAATACTATTATAATCTATTCCAGTCTCTAATACGTCCCCAGCGCTATTCTTTACTGTAACATTAGGGTTATATCCAAGATTATGCGTTATTTCCAAATAGTAATATGAGCCAGCGTTAACAACCTGATTAATTGAAAATGAATAAGTCAATGTTCCGCTACTCAATAGGTAGCTTGGGGCTCCAGACCATGTTAAGTCTGAGGGCTTTGGGCCATAGAATCTTGTTGTAAGTTTATCGTAATAAAAATCACCTTCAAGACCTAAATTGTTTGCGGGTACCCCATCACCATTTAAAATGGTTCTTCCTCTTGGACCTTGAGGGCCAGGAGTCGATATTACTACATCATTTACTGTTTCAGTTACTATTACTTTTTCAACCATTAGATTGTCACCGATCTGCTCAAAGTCATAAACCCTTCAATGAGTTTGATTTTGTTTGAGTTAGAGTCGGTAAGCATTAGGTCATAGGACGATTTTGGATAGAATAACTTATTTGTTTGAGTTGGTGTCATCTTAACCGTTAACTTACCGTTAGGAGCATCTATTGTTATTCCACCAGCAGGTGAAGTTAGAGTAAAAGCTAATTTTGATCCGCCTTTAGTATCACGGACCTGCAGTTTTGCGGAAGACCCGTCTAAGTCGATTGGGTCCCCTTCATTGTCTTTATACTCGACAATAAAAGTAAAAGTAGCATTTTGATCTACTTCGAAATTTTTTTGACCTGCCATTTGCTAGTACTCCTAAATAGGAAAACTCCTGTACCTATTTTAGCACAGGAGCTATCCTAATCTATTGTTAATTTTTACTTTTTTGTAAACCCGAATGAGTTTTCATTTGGATTAAGTGCCTTTAAGATAACTGGCAGACATGCTGCAATTCCACCCTTGATTAAGTCTCTTTAGATCTTCTTTAATTTTTGTCAATTAAGATCCTCCTTATTTCTGGGCGTTGTGCCCAGGAATTTTCGGTTTTACCCGAATACTATATATTCTACCACTAAGCTGAAATATCTACAATCTCGCAGTTGCCGTCTGATGTGCAGGCAAGGGTGGCATTTGTAGAAGTTCCATCTTCTGTCTCATAAAATGATAGGTCTTCCCACCTAATGCTTTTAGGCATCTTAGATAGAAGATCCTCGTATTCTTCTTTTGTTACTTCTTGGTAGGGAGCTTGCTTGTAGCTATGGTCTGAGTGTGGCAGGAATGAAATTCCAGACACCTCATCAAAATGCTTATATACCCAAGCCCCAACTTCCATCCACTCATCTTCCTTTACGGAAACGGTAATAGATGGTTTATGTTCACACCATGCACGTTGGTAAACCAGCCAAATGTTTAGGTGCTCAATAGCTGTTAAATCATTTCTAACAATTGCACCTTCTGGTGACTTAACTGGAAATGAAAATACGTATGTGTCGTTTGGCTTCATTACATCATCTTCTACGGGAATTCCGACTTCTTTTAAAAATGTGGAAATTGGATCTCCTTTTGAGCCACGTACTGTACGAATATAATATGGGGAATGCCAAGCATGCATTCCTGAAGACACCCCGACCAATTGAGATACTGTTCCAGATGGCTTTACGCATGTAATAGCAGCAGACTCTGGAATCCCAATTTTTCCAGCCTCATCTTTATTCTTTGCTCTTGCTGACTCTCTAAGGGTCATTAAAAATGCTTCTAGTGAAATAAGGTCTTCTTTACCTGACATAAACTTGTGTCCAAATTGTCCAGTCAAAGACACTCCAAGCAGACGCTCTTCCTCTGTATTATCTTTCCAAATTTTACGAAGGTATTTAAAGTCCGTTAGGGTAGATTGCCATGTTCCAAGAATTGTAGCAAGTTCTACTTTACGTTCAATATCTTTCTTTGTATCATTTTCACGTAGTACGACTTCTGAAAGGTTACAAAACTGATAAGGACGTAGGATAATCTCTGAACAAGGGTTAGTTCCGTAGTGTATATCTGGATCTCTTCTTCCATACTTGGCTGCTTGGGCTTGAGCTGCGGCCACATTGTATATACCTCGTTCTCCTGATTTTGAATCATATAGATTCTTCCATTCTGCAATGAACTGCTCCATTTGTGGCTTACGAGAATATGCCACTGAGTTATTTGAAAGTGCACGTTGAGTATTGTTCTCCCACCAGTTGCCAGACTTGGCTGCCGCCATTTCAATATCGTTAATATTAGAAAGAGAAATCATAGCGGAGCGTCTTACTCCACCAACAACTACGACCTCACCAATCTTGCACATAATGTCATGTGCCTCAATAGGCTTTAGTTGACGACCTGTCGCATTCTTAAATTTTGCAATTGTAAAATCAAAAAGATTAACAAGTGGTTGAGGTCCAGATGAACGTCCACCCATTGTTTTAAGTCTTGCGCCTGCTGGGCGAACCTTTGATACATCAATTGCTGGAATGTGTCCTGTCCATAGCAACGCCAAAAGTTCACGATAAGCTTTAGCCCATCCTTGTTTTGAATCTTCTACAACAATTACTGTGTCTGACTTCTCTAGTGACTCTGGGACGGCAGGAAGTTTATTAACATACTTATATTCAACAGAGAATCCAACACCTGTTCCACACATAAGAATATACATGGTTTCATCAAATGATCTAGGGTTGTCTACTGGAACAAAAGAGCAGTTATATCCTGCAACGTGATCTCTATCTAATGCGGCTCCTGCAGTCATTACTGATCTCATTGATGGCATAACATTACGATTAAATACCGCAGACTTTAATTCTTCAACTAGTTTTGATGATGGCTCGTATGAATGCTCTTTAAAAAGATGATCTAGCATAAACTCAAAATATCTATCTACTGTTTCACCCCATGTTTCACGACGGTTCTCTTCTGGAATCCATCTTGCATATCTAGATAATGCAATAAAGTTTTCATATGGGTTTTCAATAGTTCTTGACATTTTCAGTGACACCTTTTCTTCCGCCTTACGGATTAATTTAAAATTGAATGAAGCTCTAGTGTATCAAACTTTTATTTATCGGTCTAGGGTTAATTAAATTTTTTAATAGTTTTTTCAAAAGCATTCTTAGTCAACTGCAACCAATTGTACTCTTCATGTATCTTAGTCGACTGAGCAAAGTAGTATCCTGAATATGCATTAAAATTAAAAGCTACATCTCTCATTAGTTCGATTAAATGAGAATAACTAGGTTCAAAAACTTTTCCTGGGTGTGGGTGTGGCCATGGTGAGTCTATTAGTTGTGACTTTAATCTTAGTGGACCAATAAAGTTTTTATAATGTGCCCAATCGTAAGTTGATATCACTGGCATTCCAGTTGCAAGTGCTTGAAGCGGGATAAACCCAAAACCTTCTCCATAGCTAGGGTAGATAAGTACGTCGTGTTCATGAAATAAACGAATTAGTTGACTTTCATCTAGATCTTTTGTTATGATTTTAATATTATTATATATCTTATCTGGTAAACCTAATATATCTCTATCTATATAGTTATTATATATTCTAGTAGTATTATTATTATAAGCTTTAATAGTTAAAGAGTACTTGGGGTTATTTCCAAAAAGATAACAAAATGCATCTACTGTCATCTGCCCAGCTTTTCTTGGAGCAGGCTCTCCAACATGCAAAAACTTTATTACGTCGGATTCTTTTCTTTTCCTGGGAGTCCATACTGAATCTATGCCATGAGGATAAACTTTTACATCCTTAAATCCATTATCTTCAAATACGTTTGCACACCAGTCTGAGGTTGTCCAGATCTCGTCTACTATATCAAGATTCTCTTTCCATTCTTTAGGAATTAATGTTGATTCCCATGGGGTATAAGATATTTGATATTGATTTCTGTGTAGCTTGAATAATGTAGGCTGTGAAAAATTAAGTTGAATTGGCGCCTTAGCATTTTGAAAATATACCGTGTGTCCCAAACTTTTTAATGATTCTGTAACATTGTATCCAGCGTAACCATAGCCATTTGAGGTTTTTAAGTTAATCCTTGGTGTAGAAAAGGAAATATCCATTATATTCTTTCTAGTTGACTGGCTTGACACACCTTGTGAATCAATGTTATTATTATAGTTCGTTATCTCTAAAGGAGGAAATGCCAATGGAGAATATCAAACAACGCTTGAGCGATGTTGCTCATAACTGGTCTTATATAGGAATGATAACATTATTCTTATTTACTGTCCAGCCTGGTCCAACAGTAACTCAAGCATTGCAGGTGGAAACACCTGTGAAATCTACAGTACAACTAAAGAAAGAAACCTTAGAGAAGTACAGCACTACTGTGTACAAGCCTTCTGAGACGCTAACAGACGGAGAACTAAAAGAACTTCTATCAGCTGTTGGCTTTGAAGGAAAAGCCCTTAAACAGGCTTGGGCTATTGCTAAGTCAGAATCCAATGCAAGGCCTATGGCTTACAATGGTAACAGGAAAACTGGAGACAGTTCCTATGGAATTTTT